AGTCAGGAACTAGTTAGCTGACTGGTTAGGAACTAGTTAGGAACTAGTTAGCTGACCAGTTAACTAGTTAGTATAGGGCGTAAATAATCAAAAATTGATTCTTTTCTGCTCAGTTTCATAGTAGTCCTGTGAAAACTGAAGTGCTTCTACTCAGTTCTAGGTCTACCTGGGTAAACTAGATTATCTAGATGGTGTAGATATGCCCACAAGTCAGACTAAAGCTCCCAGAATTGTTTTAGTATTTGCACCAGACTTTCCTGCTGAGTCAGTCTCAGGTCGTCAGTTTGAATTGGTATTAGACCAAAACAAGAGAGCTTGGCAGTTAGGTAGAGGCTCCTGGTGTTGGCCAAGATTTACCAGGGCTGACCAACGGCTCAGCCGAGTTCATTGCACAATTTATTGGAATGCGAAGCGTCCATCCGTTGACAGTGACGACGAATGGGACAAAACAGTAGCCTATAACGAACCTCCTCCTCCTCTGAAGCTAGGAGCTTGGGAGATCTTAGATGGCGGAGTATACCCACCAGACAAACGAGAATCAGGTGAGACTGATGAACCCAAACCTAGCTCTCTTGGCGTTTGGAAAAATGGCTACAAGATTCTGCCTAACTGCCCTGAAAGATTATCTGTAGGGGATCAAATTGTTTTAGGCGCATCTCCAAAGGCTAGGTTTTATGTGACTGATAGTTTACACACCACTGACAATCCAACTATTTGGGATGAAGATAGCTGGCCTGAATTTGATGTCATTGAATCTGGACGATTAGATAAGGAAACCCAAACCCAATTAAAGAACCAGGCTGACAGGGACGACTATCAGGCTCAAAAGTCTGATCTGGTAGACACCTCAAAAGTGAAAAGCCCGGTTGAAATCCTAGTCATTGTCATTATTGACTTCCTCGACTGGATTCAAACGGCAAACTCCTTTAGAGGAGTTCTGTATAGGCTCTGCATCCTGGGTTACTTCGGCTGGTTCGGCTGGCTTGTCCTTACTTTTATTTTCAAGAAATAAAAGATAGGGGGTCTTGATTGACTTGTATTTATCAGTATTTTGAGTTAAAGCATTCGGAGCTAATACTTTTAACTCAGGATTTGACTGACAATCAATATGGCATCTACCACAATAAGTCTTGGGTAAAATAAATGGTTCTGGCGCTCCTGACAGGTATCCCTGGATTAGATCGACACCCAACTCTTTAGCCCAAGCTTTTTGATCTTCTGTCTCAACCCATTCCAGAATTACTTGTGATGATCGTTCATGAGCCATTTCTGTAATGCATCGAACATCAGTCATGGCTTTTTTGTCTGGAAGTCTATGAGTAAAGGCTCCATGTATTTTAATAAACCGACTACCCAGATCTAATGAGTAGACACCAAAATACCCACTTCCGAAGTCATCTAAGGCCAGTTCCAGATTCGGCTCATTTATGAAGTATTCAAGTGTACTTCTTACTAGTGCTGAATTCTGCAATGGAACCGACTCTGTTATCTCAAGCATCAGTTTCAGATTGCAAGGCTCTAACGTTTCTATTAAGAACCTGACAAACTGACTATCAGTATTGATTGTTTGGCCTGAAATATTGACTGCATACAGGTTTGGCTCTGGAGCCTCGCATAGGTGTTCAATTATGTTTGTAACAACCCTGCGATCTAGTAAATTTACAAAACTGTGCTTCTCTAGACTTGGAATAAAGTTTGTAGGAAGGATATGTTCCCCATTCCTCAGGAAGCGAACTAGAATCTCATAGTGAGAGATTAAACCACTATGAATCGATACAATCGGCTGCCTGTAAAGAATCACTCGATTGCATAGTATTTCCTCAATGAAGCTTGACAAAAGCATAAGACTACAAAAAAAGAACAGAGTATTGTAGTGCATCCTCTATCCTTTCTATTTTGGTGATTACCTCTACACAAAAACTCCCGACCACAGCCGAGAGTTGAAGCGTGTTGGAGAAGTCTCTTGAGTCTATACTCTCAATCTAGCACCTAATTGAAACCCACACTACACATTCGGCATCTGCCAGAAGGGTAATTCTTGAATTACAATCCTTACGCTGAGGCCACTCAAACTAGTTAAAGTTCCCCCACCGACCACATAGAGGGCATCTCCTGGGCGAATGATTAGGTTATCAACAGTCGTTGAAAGAACACCATCATAATTTGTGTCTGCTGCTTGGCTTATATCAATTGTGGAAGCCAAGACGTTTGTGCCACTAGCAGCAGCTACACCAGCACCACACCTGACTACGTTTAGAGTGCCAGCAGAACTAGCCACAACATATCGAGTATGTACCCCAATAACAATCTTGGGTCTGGTAATGGTACATGCCAGAGGGATTGTCCAGTTTGCAGCGGTAGCGGCTGCTGAACCTGCAATTGACAATTCATAAGCTTGATGGCCACCAGACTTCTTTAGCAGCCTAACAATGTCGGTAATTCTGAGCATCTCTTCTTTTGCCTCCTATCAGGCTGCTTAAGCGGTTCTAGTTCTTGGGCGAAATACAACTTGTGGATGGTCAATGCCTAGCGCATTCCAATCAACATTTAAGTCACTATTAAGTTCAGCGACTTCATTCCACCCCTTATATCCTTCCTCTGGTCGTCTTTCAACTAACCGTCTAGATCTCAGTCTCCCCAGTCCAGCAACAGAATCATTGATTTCAGTTGCCGTTGAATTGTTCAAATCAAATTCTTGTGAACCTGATTCTGGCATTAGGCTGGCTGGAGCTTCCTTTTCTGCTTTTCTGCGGCTAGAAATAAGAGTAGGCTCTGCCACTCCAACCGGATCTGAATTACTACCTGGGATGGGAGGGGATGAGTCAGAGGTTTCTTCAAGCTGAGTTGGAGACACTTGTTTAATCTTGTCTCCAACCTTCACAATTACAAGGTCGGAATAGCGAGAAACTATCTCAACCGTTCCTGACTCATCCTTTAATTTGAATCCCATATTTAACCCTGGTTGTAATCAGTTAGTTGACTATTGAACTAGTAAGTAGGAATGTACGTGGTGCCATCCGTTCCACGGGCAGGACGAGCAAATGCTTGTTGTCCTGTAGGAACAAGGAAGCCAGTACCATCCGTAGCCGTGGATAGATAAGTAATCCGAACCATTACTAGAGCTACATAATTAGCTGCAACAGTGACGCCACTACCTAAAGAGGTTGTACCGTTATCGTTGAACAACTTAAACACGGCTGAACTGGTGATAGGAATTGCTGTTGCCAGAATCCCCATAGCACCGTTAGTCACAACCGCTGGAGCAAAGGTGGAAGATGCGGCAACGGCAGAAACCACTCCGCACTTACTACCATCGTTTGCTGTCCAGTCACGGGTGTTGTTGGCTACAGCACTGGCAAGTTTCAGTCGATCATTGGTTGTAGCCACTAATCCAGAACTTGTTCCACCTGCGGTAGTTGCCGGAATCCGAATCCCCATTTGGAGGATTAAGGCATTGGCTGGTACCGTAATCCCAGCCTGAGATGTATCAGCTTTGCCTGCCTGACCAGATCGTTCGATCAGGTTCCAGGTGGTAGCAGAAGTACTAGTGATTTCAGCCACCCGTACTACATCCGTAATCTTGCCAAAAGGCGTGTGAAAAACCCTCGTCCCGGTATTCCAGGACTGAAGGTCGTTAAGAAAGGTTATTTGGCCCATAAGTCTTACCCTGTTAGTAATCCATCTCAGAACTTGTCAAGCTAGCAGTTAGCCTACGAACTAATTCTCGTAAGATCTTCCGATAGTGACGAAGTTATTGTTCAGAAGTGCATACCCAGCGTACTGTTGCCAGATTGCAGTGATAAACCGTTTGTAGTCGGTATTCTCACCCAGGTTGACCTGTGGGCCTTGACCCCAAACACCTTCACCAACCGCTTGCTGACCCAGGAAGATACCCAGGTTACCTGTACGGCTTGCAGATCCAGTAGTCACACCAGCATCAGCCGTTGTATAGGTTAGAGTCACAGCAGCCGTGGGTAGGTTAGTTGACTCGAAGAAGCGTACTCCTTCAAAGACAAACCCAGTAGGCATCACATCACCAGACATAAATCCAGTCTGACCATATGCCTGACCTTGGAAGATCATCTGGTTGGGGTTGTTCATAAACTGTCCTGGTGCAGGCATCTGTGGAGCAGACATCGGCATATTCCCAGGAGCAAGAGCTTGAACAGGTACAGCCCCAGGATATTTAGCTACTTCCCGGAAGTCTGAATTAGCTCTCAGATGCTTCAGGAAAATAGGAGAACATAGACAGTGATAAACAGGACCAAATGGGCTGGGGAACGGAGGTACGTTCCGAGTCCGCATGTTAGCCACGACTGTTAGAAGATCGGTTGTTACATCAATCTTCGGTGCGCCTACACTGTAGGTTCCACCATCAGCTATGTTCTGGGGATTGTAATACCCACCAGCCGTAGAGGATTGTTGGCCAGTTACTTCAAGCAATTTGTTGATATAAACTCTATCCTGCCATTTCCGATAATCTCGAACCAGAGTGAGAGAACCGATACTCTGATGGAATGCGGCTGGATTGCCCAGGTCATACAGCATCCGTTGAGCTGTAATCAGGGTATAAATAGGAATCTTTAGGTTGCCTGGTTCAGAAAAGTCTGAAGTGTTTCCAGAACTTGGGCCAGTGAATTCATCCAATGTGACGATGATTTTCGTCTTGTTGATTTCACGGCTTCCGGCTGTCCCAATCGTTTGTGTCGGAACCCGACGACGATTAGTCTCAGAGAAAGAAGAATCGGAAGTAGTAGTATCCTCCCAGTATCCATAGCGGTCTAGTTGAACGCTAGCTCCTGGGAACGCATTAAAGTCATGTACGACTAGAGGTTGTACAACGAACTTGCCGATATATGAACCGTCAGGTCGGAGTAACTCAGCCCCTAGTAGATTTGGAAAATCTAAATCGTTCGCCATCTAATCTACCTTTGGTAGCAGTTAACAAAGACCGCAAGACAACTGAGAGGAGATCTCATTCTTTTTTTCAAAAGTGGTTATCTGCGATATAACAGAACTTGTTACTACTTCCTTAATCCTCTGACGGCTCTCCAATTCCTGTCAGGGGATTATTTTTTGAAACCCTACAGTTTATTATGCCTATCCCTTCGGGAATTGGCTAACTATAGGACTAAAATCTTACTTGAAACCCTCTTAAGGCTCCATCCTTGGCCAGTTGGTCAATGAGGAAAGCTCTCTGACTGGGAGGAGCTTGAGCAATCAAAGCATTCGCGTCTACTGGGCCGTTACCAACAGGCACTTGTGGGAACTGAGGACGCATAGCCGCTTGAGGCTGAGCATAAGCATTCTGCTGGTACTGATTAGCAATGCTGGCCGCATTCAATAAGGGGTTATAGTTGTCAGCTTGTGGTAATCCATAAGCTTGTTGTCCCTGGCGTTGAGGTGCCATAGGTTGAGGTTTATACATTTGGATGGGGTTACCATACGCATGTTCAATCTCTTCCCGTTGCAGATAGTAATCAGATAACTGTTCAATTGGGCCAGTCAATAACTGATCGTACTGCTGATAGGCTTGCTCAAGTTGTTGAGCATAAGGAACTATCTGAGATAGTTGATCTTCTAGTTGAGTTGCATAAGCGTTCTGAACTGTTGCTGCAATTTCGGGAGAACCGAAATATCGAGCAAGTTCATCACTTGTTGCCAGACCCTTTTGATTTGCTTCCTGATTTACTGCCATTTCTAGCCTGGTTACCTCCAGACTGGATGGGGAGTTGGCTGCCGTATAGTTGCTGGGCAAGGGCTGATAATTGGCCGCTTGCTGAGTATAGGTCTGGGGGGATGTTTGATATGGGGTTTGGTATTGAGCCTGCGGGTAACCCTGACTGACCTGGTACCCCTGAGACATCCCCACTTGAGCCTGTGGTAGAGCCACCTGCGGCTGGGAGAGGGCTTGTCCACTCTGGCCGGAGGCTAAAGCCTGGATTGTTTGGGCCAACAACTGCTCCGTTGTTGGGGTACTGGGGCTGCTGTACGGGGTTTGGCCATACTGGCTGTAACCCGGCTGCATACCCGGAGTTGCTTGGGGAAAGGGGATAACGTTGCTGTAGGCTTGCGTTGGTACTTGTTGTGGCACCATTGCTGCCCCACCCTGGGTTGGATAAACCATTTGGGTTTGACCCATTCCCGTTTGTGGGATTGATACCACTGGAGTTGTTTGCGGAATACTGTAGCCCGCTACTGCTGCTGAAGCTGGGGCTGATTGGACTGGCTGGTTCATACGATTCTCCGTAGGATGTCTCCTTGATCAAGGAAAGTAACTGTTGCTGTATCACTGGTGTTAGATCAATCCGAGCTGACATTGGCATCTTCGGATTATAAGGATCTGGGATCTGACCTAACTGTTGCTGTAGCCCCAGCAGGGCT